TTCGGTACTAATTCCACACGATTCCAAAGTATCTGACTAAATCTAGGCGGCTTATAATTAAAGTATCTATAAGCGGCTTCGATATAAGGTCGACACCCTGGAGTACAATCCACACGCCGTTTCAGTTTCAAATACGGCAGTGACTTGGATCGTGGGGAGAGCGCTGTAGCGCCAGAGGTGATCCTTATTAACGAGGGTAATTCCTCGATAAAAGCATCTTTCGAGCCTAAAATCCTGGAAATCCAGGCTTCTGCACGGACTGTCCACAACTTCAGATCGGGATCTAGACGATCGCGCTGAAAGAAGTAGTAGTCTAAACGACGGTTTGTAATCCTACACAGCTTCTCCCCCCGCTCGAAAGCGGAAAGAGCTGAATCAGTGCAGAATGCGTCATCTACAAAATCGCTGTTCTTCTTAAAGAAGGCGGCGACTTGGCGCAGGGCTCGATAGACGTTGGCATCATGACTATGCATGCCAAGATCATCAAATGTACGTGCAAGGCTGGCATAGTCACGTGCCCTCACTCTTCCGAGTAAGAGGTTTGTGATTTCTGGTCCCAGCACGCTGGCGTTGTCCAAAATAAACAGCCGAGTTATCTCGTACGTGTCTAGTGGGGTTTTCATAAAAGAAATACTCCGTTAGTTGCAAGTGTAAGTCCTATCCGTGTGAAGATATTGTTCTACCGCACCCTTCGAGGGTACGATAGCACGGATAAAACGTATCCAATGATCCTAAGTTCACATTGAATGCGTATATCACGATCGAAAAGATCGTGCACGCAACAATGCTAACCCAGGAATTCTTGGGTATCAACGGTGTTCCCGAACTCATCGCCCGCGATTATATCGCGGAAAATGGCCAGGGCCGCCGAGACGTCACTTGCTTGCCCATTAATAGGCACGCGCACTGTAACAGTGAAGTTTACCTTAGAAGGCAACACTAGCCCATCATCGTCTTCAGTACTGTGTACTACAGCAATACTGTTTTCGGCGACGGGTTGGCTCCCAACAGGAACTTTACGCTTTTGCACAACTACTTTGGTCGAAGCATAGGAATGCCCCGTAGTAGTAAAAGTGCGAGAGTCTCCACTAGTGGAGAACTCAGTTAGGGATGTAGACATTGCTGCCATAGGATGTTTCTCCTTTAGAAACGAAATTTCGTTCTTGCTAACGCCGTAAGATCTAGAATCAGATCTCCGGAATCGGCAAGGTTACGATTCGTGAGTTGCGGAAGTTTCGGAATAGCATGAGGTTCTCTCGCTTGCTTAGTCAAGTGACCGCCAAGTGTCATATTAGCAGACCCTACCCGTGTGGATAGGGGCTCGGCAGACATGGTTTCGTAAAACGAAACTTTTGTCTGTATTCCGTAAGAGCCATAGTACTTAGCGGCAAACGTAGCAAACATCAGGGATTCAAGAGCTGTACCCACATCAAGAACCCAGTCAATGATAAACGACCAGCGGGTTAATTCCCAAGCGGTCACGACCGGATTAACTTGAAAGCGTGGAGGCACGATTTGTGCCGAAACAGCGCCTCGAATCGAGTGCTCCCAGTGAACAGTTAATGTAGACTCAAAACTGAAATCTACATTGGTGTCGTTTTTGGTATAATTTTCAGTACCAGAAACGGAAGTGCCTTGGCGTTCCGAGACGATCTTTCGATCGCCTTCGAAATTTACCAGAGCATCGTTCAAGTCATGAATATCGTACAATAAAGTACGCCATTCGTAACGAGAACGTAACCACTCTTGAAAGAGTTCTTTCTTGAGTCGGTCCTTCTCATTGAGAGACAAATACTTTGTCCTGAACTTGCCGTATACCGCCTTCAGATTGCTAATTATGTTCCGTAAGGAATTGATTAGCTTAGGCAGCTCCGATACAAATGTTAATGTATCGAAACCACGCGCATAAGCACGCGCGGCTGCCTTCTGAAGTTGATATCCGAACAAGGAGCGGTCTGGAGAAGGATAATACTGACCCATATCAAAAAGCATTTGGGTAGTATCCGCCACGGGAAATAAAGACACCCGCGACGAATTAATATAATTATCCCATTTAGACCAAGTTGTGAAGTTAGGTTTGACTTTAGCGTCATAAGAACCTGACAACCACGCATACTCATAGTCCACTTGGACAAATGGAGTATGCGGTAACAACTCTCCTCTTTTTAGACGAGCATGATACTTAGGTATGGTGGAGCCAACCAGGAACCGCTGCTCAACAGAAGTCAATACTGTTGAGGTTGCGGGTGACGCATTGTTCTTTGTTAAAGTACGTTGCGTCACTCCAGTTGAAATTCCACTATCCTTCGATATTAATGCCATGTCTAAGCTCCGTATCAGCCATCCGCGTTAAGCCGATAGCTAGAGTGCGATATGCAACAAGTATTGCTACTCGCGGAGTGCACAGAAATGTGCAGCCCCCTCTAGGATCATGATAAAGGAAACATCTACTCCAGCCGATTAAGGCCGGAGTGCCACTGACTAAGTGGCCACCCTCAAGTCTGAGGTGGTGAGATGCTCTCTAGAGTCATGACGTCTAGAATGCCCCCCATTAGGGGG